CACATCCCATCTGGAGAGATATAATCTCTCACAGGTTTAGGATGTAGCATACTGGAGTTGTGGTTGTAATACCTATCCTTCATCGTCTAATCTCACTAATAGCAGGTTGACCTTGTTCAAAGACGGTATCAACGACCGCCTGAACCTTTCTGGAGGTGGTGATACCCACAGAGTCATAAACAGGGACGCAGACCAGTCCAAAGGTCTTAGAAGTGTCACCCAGACGGATCACACGACCGATAGATTGACTGATGCCAATATAGTCCATGTTGCGGAGGAAAACAACACTTTCAAGACCACTCACGTTGATACCTTCAGAAAGAATAGAGTGGTGGAGACAAACAAACTTTTTCTGAGGATCTTTGCCCCATGCGTTCAGAGTATCGAAGAATACTTCACGGTTCACTTTCTGACCGTCGATGATAGCACCAGTTTTACTGGTGATTGTCATCCAAGACATGCCACGTTTGGCACACTCAAGTGCGAAATCACTCTCACTAATAAGACCAATGATTTGTTTGGTAGTGCGAGCACAGACCAGAACTTTCTCAGTCTCCTGATCATCAATAGTCTGCATCAGAAAGTCACAGTCACGGGACCAGATTTTCATCTTATCTTGCACCATGTCCAGTTGTTTGACTACAACTTTAGGAGGAAGAATATAACCACCTTCAACCAACTCAGGTGCAGGAACATTGACCAGAACTTGACCATAAATTGCGGTATCATTCATTCCTGGTTTGGTGATTGTAAGAGAATGCTTAGGAGTAGCAGTAAAAAAGTAGCAACGATCAGCATCGTGAGAGAAAAACTCAGTAGCAGGGAAAAAGTTACGTTGCACAGAGTTGTGTGCTTCGTCAAAGTAAATGGTGTTTACTTCGATGTCTGCATCAACAACACGATGGAGAGAATGATAAGTGGTAAAGATGATGCAATCTTCACCCATACTCCGTGCAGTGTTAGCAAAGACGTGAATCTTCTCGGAGTTAGTGGTAGAGAAGTGATGAGTTTCACCACTGTGAACGTGCATCACATGCGTATATGTAGAGGTGATAACCTCCAGAAACTCACTACAAAGTTGTTCTGCAAGGAGAATACGAGGAGCAACAACAACAGTGGTGTGACCACACTTAGACTGTTGAACGTGTGCAGTATCTTGAATCATGCACATCGTTTTGCCACCACCAGTAGGAACAATAATTTGTCCTTTGGTATAGGTTTGCATCCTCTCAAGAATACGAACTTGATGGGGACGGAGTTGCATTGATCGCGTTCGTTTGTATGAATACAATATAAATCCCTCACCGCAGTACGGCAAGGGATTCGGAGAGATTGATTGATCAGACCTACTTATCAGACCAAGTAGGAAGACTCATAGTTGATAAGTTCTTCAGGAACTAGATCTTCAAAGACATCACGGACCACACCTTTCTCCTGGTGAAAGAGTACAATCCCAAGGTGATCATACTTCTGGTGTGTAGCAACATGGATGTAGAATTGTCCATCCTTATTTTCAGTGAGTTTACTCAGATCGTTGTTCTCTTTAGAAGTAACTTCAATAGTCTGACAACACTTAAGGAAGAGAGTCTTGAACTTATCGAAGTCAGTCAACCAAACATTTGGATTGTCGTAGACCATCCGTGCAACAAATTGAGGAGACAAACAATGATCTTTTGTTGTCTTATCACCCTTACGTTTTGCTTGCATTGCCTTGACACTGATGAACCCAGTTTTGTTAGGTTCACCTGCACAGAATACCTGATCATACAGGATTCGTGTCATTGAGCGTTGACGATTGGAGTTTGCATTAGTCCAGAAAGGTAAGACACCTTTCATCGCGTGAAATGCAATCAACGCAAATTCTTCCCATCGATTACTCATGCGAACTCCTCCATGTTGTCGATTCCAGAGATCTGGGGAACAAAGTGAAACTTCACATTATTGATGGGATCAATACCACCTTTTTCTCCTTTTTGGAAAAGACGGTAAGCATCAACAATATCGATGCACAAATTAAGTTGTTCCTTCATCATCTGATACTTCTTGAAGATACGCATCCCGTCAATCTTGTCCGAAGTAGACTTGTTTACGGAACAAATATTGTGGACCTCATTCACATTCTCATTGAGCAAAAGTGAACATGAATCAAAGAAACAACGAGGATCGTAGTCAAGATCTCTCAGTCCACCTTTACCCTTTCCACCCTTGAAAGTTTTAGACTGGTATGCTATACCATTCAAAGGAACAATCTGAGAACGGGAAGAGAATTTGATGTGAGGTTTGTTATCTTCACACCACTTTCTGCGGTCTTTATCTTCATAAGACTTGACTGGTGTGATTTTACCGTGTTTTTCACGGAGTCGTTGACGCAGAAGAGGAAACTCATTGGTCTTCTGTTGAAGAAGAGTTAGACGTGAGTTGATAGATTTATCATCATCAATGTCAATCATACCTTTATCAACCATCTGAGATAAAGTGAGAATAACATCATCTTGAGTACGAGGTGATTTCACATACTCATCATCTTCATTGTTTTCATTTGATTGGAAGATCATCTCATCTTCTTCCGACTCAAACTCAACAACTGCAACAAAGATGGTTTCACATCCAGCAGAGAAATGTGCTTGAAGACGGTGTTCTCCAGTCAATAGTTCATATAGACCATTACCCAGATCTTTTACAGTGGGTTGCTCATAAATGAATTTGTATGAACCATTCTCGATACGGTCAACAAATGCGGCAACTTTATCTCGGTCAATTCCTTTAGAACGAACTTTGTTCGTTAGTTCATTTCCAGTACGTTGCAAAACGTCTATACAAGAAATCTCTTTGAAGGTATAAGATTTAAGTCCTTTACCTTTTGGTTGAGAATTTGCACTTTCAATTAGTTCAACCTTTTGTTCAAAGGTCAAACTATTCATAGGGTTTTTCATTTTGTTGTTGGTTGCGATGTTTTTGCATTATGCGTGACTTGTTCCCTGTCGGGATCGTCGTCGGTCGCGGTAGGGAGGAGTTTAGAGTCTTCACCCCGTCAGACTTGCGTATCCTATCAGAAGGAACGGAGGAGTGCAAGCGTTTCCTTGTCCAGTTCTTCCTTCACTCCACACTCAGGAAGCAACCACTCATCGCTACCTGACTCCATGAAATCTTCATAGAGTTCATCGAAATCGTTGTACTTAGTAGAATCAGACATAGATGTAATCGGGGTGTTTTTCTTTGAAAGCTTTAACTTGTTCTTCAGTTTTGAGGAATACTGATAGCGAAGTCTTGGGATGTTCCTTAAAGTAATACTTTACTTGGATCATTTTAGTTTCCATCGGTAATACCTCCTGCGGGGATTGCAACCTGTTGCTTGTATGTATCGCTCCAGGTCTTAGTATCATAACAGGTCCAACCTGCACTTGTAAACACATAACCGAACTCTTCACCATTCTCAATGAAATCATTCAGAGAATCGTGAATCATCGGTGCATTGTCTTCAATAGATTCACCACGTTGAGTATAGTGGAGAGGACCAGTTTTGGGAAGTGTTTCGTTTCTCCAACCTGCATTAGTCCAGGTAGCAGACATATCACCACCGTCAATCAGTTCAGAAACTTTCTCATCGGTGGAGAAATAGTCACGGAGAACGCGACCATTGAACTCAGGATAACCATCGTAGTGACAATAGACAGACAGAATAGAACCGTCTGCGAGTTGCTTACCGATGCGTGAACGAGTGCCCATGATACTTAGGAATGAGTGTGAGAGGCGGAGAACTGTTTGTCGTTCCCTCTTACGGTTTTGCCTCTCGGTGTGCGTCTCAGGTCTCCCCTCGACTCATTTAATATACACGGGTCGGACCACCGCGGCGAGAGTAGTGGACACTTTGATCAACTGTCACACAGGGTCGCGGACTCCATCCCTGTTACCTCTTGCCCTCTCTTGATCATTTTCATCATCGCTTCCTGGGCAGATTCCATCGTAAAATATACTGCCCACCTATGTTCATCTCCAAGGTAATAACCTACCTTGTAATACTCATTGGAAAACTTAGGTCTCACAGGAGCACCTGTCCACCACAAAATGCCTGCATCACTCGAAGGAATGCTACTTCTGATTCCTTAAGTGCATCGGGATTTGTGTTTTTTCCTTTCCAATAATTAGTAGTATCTTTATTACTCTCTTCAGTGATTACTGACTTAATCTCTGCTCGGACCCAATCGCGGAGCAGTTGGAACTTTTCGGGAGTCATTGTTTTATATCAATTACCTCACCATATTAGGGAGTAAAGCAGAATGTGTCAAGGAAAAACTCAGTGTTTATATACTTCCACTCAGTATCTCTGTCGTTGTATGGTGATTGGACATAACTTCCGTAGATTTCATAACTTTTATCGATGCCATTCTCTAGGTAACGATACATTTCATTGGGGTGCCCACTGAATCCAATCTTAGCATAAGGTCTACGTTGATAATGATTCTCGAAGATTTTACTAAGTGGTCTCTTATTGTCCAACAAATATGGCGGAGAGTTGATTGCATAGGTCACAATATCTTTGCGTGTGAATGGCGTCCTAGTCTCAATTCCATGACTAGAACCAATCAGATCTCCAGACATTAGAGTGGCATTAGGCATCTGATGGAAGAAATCTACAAAAGAACATGCTTTAATGTGTGCATCTTTTGTAGAGTACAGGTTGTCAATAAAGAACTGGAAGGCATACTCATAGTCTTCTTGTATGTTCTCTGAGAATGATAGTTTGAAGTTATTTCTTACTGCCATACTGTACTCTGAACGTACACAATTCTGATAGTATTTGTATCCTAGAAATAATTCATCTGCGCCTTCACCACCATATAGTATTGATCCAGGTTCTAACATCTCATACAACAGATTTGCAGAGGCAAAATCATGCGATGGTATGGGAGAACAACATAACTTAAGAGTCTGTAGGTAAGACTCATGATAACTCTCACGATCTATGTTCCTAACTACCTGCCCCGTGTAGAGTTTATCGAACAATTTATCAGCAAACAGAGCAACAGAATCTTTCTCATCAAACGTAAGTGTGATCCCTCGTATCAACTGAGTGCCAATGTTCTCTAATAGTTTAGTGACTATCGACGAATCTGTACCACCAGATACTGTTGAATAGACGTTCACATGTGGACGAACACTTGACTGCATCTTCTTGAGAGTTCTTATTATCAACTCTTCAAGATAGTGTGTATATTGTCCAGGAGTGGTGTTGTTTAGTTCTCTTGTAAGTTCTGAGTTCAGATATTTTCTAGGCGTCCATACTTGAGTGACTGAGGAATACTTATTGAAGTGAAACTTACTACCTGGGGGCACTTGATAGATCCCACTGATTGCAGTGGAGTTTGAGATATAATGTCTCGTTACAAAATAATCTTTCAGTGCTACCTCATTCAAAGTCACTGGTTCATCAAACTCCTCCATAACTTTAAGGATGAATGATGGCGTAGAAGCAAGAATCAGGACTCTAGGACTATCATAATAGAAGATTCTTTTCTCCCCGTGAATATCTCTCAGGGCAGTAATATCCAACCATTGTCCATGTCTCTGTGCCTGAATAACGGCAAACATTCCATCACATCGACCCAGAACCAGTTGTTTAGCACTGGACTTCTGCAACATTTCGATGTCACTATCATGCTCATGATCATCATATATCTCTCCGTTATAGAGAGTTACATCAAAGTTCTGAGGTAGACTAGCAAATCCATCATCACGATCTGGTTCTGTTTGAATCGCCAAGACAGATTGATACATGTAAATATCATCTCCCAGATAATGTGTTGCATGGGAGGGACCACGAAGTCCTAAGTCATTTTCAGCGATCTTGATGAGATTGTGAGGAATTTTATCTTTTTTTGAGAAAACTAATCCAAGTCCACACATACTACCACTTACCTACGGGACACGCTGTATTAGTAAATTTTACCTTAACTTTCATATAACATCCACACTTTCTACACCTAGTTTGTTGTTTATCGAAATAATCGCAACGTTCGCACTCTTCAATTCTAAGTTTGCTCACTTCTTCAGATACTAATAATGGGGTGCCATCTTTAGAACCTTGATTAACTGTTTCAGCAAACTTTTTGAAACCCTCTATCTGTGTCCAGAAGTCTGGATAATCATTTCCGTCAAGGAGTTGCGGTAACTCTTTGTCTCTTTTCTTATTTCTAAACAAGTTACGGACAAAACGCATAGTAATACAGTATAGAGAAAAAAAGAGGGATAGTCAATATTGACATACCCCCGTAATAATGTATATAATAACTCTGTGGAGTTTCAAAGATTATCCTTTGACTGTATGTAATGCTTCTAGAGCACCAGACAGTTTAATAAATTCTTCTTTTTTAGTGTTAAATGCTCTCTCAGTTTCGAGCAGTTCTTCACGAAGTGTTTCAAGTCTTGATGTCAGATCAGTGATCATACTTTCGACATCAGCACCAGTAGTTTCTGTTGGTTTCGCCATGATAGAGAATAATAAGTAACTCAGACATTTTTATTTAGGTACTCCCAGAAAAGGTCTTCCATCGAATAATAAGTCTTTATGGGGTCCATTTGCATCAACCCAGTGTATAAAACATTGAAGTAACCAATCAGATTCTATTGGTTCTCTCCAATGATAGTATTTACAACCTTCATAAATGCACAAATCTCCTCTTTCTAGAGTAACACTTTCAGCACCATTCTTTGAAGGACTTTTGTTAAAATAAATTGGGGATAGTGGTTGATCTGAAGGATGTGCTAGAGTAAGAGTTGCGGAGTATTCACATTCTGGTCTATCTGTGTGTATATTTAACTCATCACCTCTTTGATAAAATCTTACATAGGAGTAAGTTGGCAGTAAATGTTTGCCTAACACACATGAGATATGATCTGTGGATAGTTTTAGAATTGTATCAGTGAAAGGATCACCGTAGATATTCATACCTCCATTATTTGTGTTTGAGTCAGAACCAAATTGAATATCTTTACCAGAAGATAGTCTGGTGATAAAATATTGTTCAGTAAATTTACAAAATTCTAATCCTAAAAATCCTCTAATTACTTTATTCATTTTAACTTATCTCCAATAACCCAACCAACTAAAGAATAACGAACACCTTTGGTTACTGGTGTTACTTCATGTAAGGTATGTGAAGGAAATATAGTCATAGATCCTTTGTTTTTTGATATTATCTCTATACCATTATTCAATACCAAATCACCACCTTGGTAAATATTGGGATGTGATAGTTGAACTGAAAAACTTAATTTTCTTTGAGTCGTATTTACATTATTTCCCAGATTAGCATCCAAATGTTGTACATAATGCCCCTGGTATTCTGAATGATATTCACCAAACTGTAATGTTTGTATAGAACGTAAATCGTATTCCCAATTAGAATCATTGATTTCGCAAATAATACGAGTCAATCTTTCATACAACCAACTATTAAATGAGTTTGGTTTTAACCAAGAGACCTTAGATCTTCTCACTTCAGAGTCAACTACAAACTCACTATTTGAAGCAACAGTTCCTAAATGTGAACCAGATTGTTTACCTGTAAATATAATCTTACCAATTTCTTCCTCAGAAAAAATATCAGAAACTGTTACATGTGATGGGTTATTAAATGACATCAAAGGCCATTCATCTGATAGGGAATCATCTAATTCTAAATCTGGAATAATATAATCCAGACTGTCTACATCGTAATTAAAATAGTCAGATACCATAATTTAATTGACTCAATTCATATACTGAGGAACACTCATCAATTTGTCTAAAAAATTCTACTTCTTGATCTAATAGTTCATCAAATTTATGATTTAGTTTCTCTACAAGAGA